ACTCTGTTAATAAAGTCAACTAAATAATAGTATTAGTAATACTAGGAGACTTTATATATGTCAGGCAGACAAGACGGCCCCGGAACTGTAGCAAATAATGTTGCATCTCCTGTTAGTCAACAAAATACGAGTACAGGTTCTCAAAATCGGAATTCAAAAGCACCTTCTAAATCATTAACCAACTCAGTAGGAAGTGAAACTATTGGCGTTGGTGCTAGTATTTTAAAAAATGGTGTCAAACAAACTATAGAAGATATTGCTTCAGGTGGCGTTGGCGGAATAATGAGTGCTATCAGAGGATTTGGTATACCTGTAGACGGATTAGCTGGCATCTTTGGTGGCGGCAGTACTGCTAGTTGGTCTAGAGATGATACAGGCGATTGGCGTATGCGTTTAAGTATTCCAGTTGGCATGTCTTTAGATGGTGTACTCCAAGCTCAATTAAATGAAACCCAAGGTATGATTTTTCCTTATACTCCTAGTATTATATTCCAACATTCTGCACAATATAGTATGATGAAACCTACACATAGTAATTATCCTTTTCCGATATACCAAAGTAGTCAACCTGATGCATTACAAATTTCAGGTGAATTTTATGTAGAAAGTGCAGCTGAAGGATTGTATTGGGCAGCTGCTGTACAATATTTGCGTTCAGTAACAAAAATGGCATACGGTTCAACAAGCAACCAAGGCGCTCCGCCTCCAATTATTTTACTAAACGGATACGGAGATTATGTTTTTAAAAATGTTCCATGTGTAATACAATCTTTTTCAGTTGATTTGCCAACAGATGTTGACTACATATATTGTCCTGAGATAAACACCTATGCCCCTACAAGAAGTACTATAACAGTTGTTGCACAACCTACTTATTCAAGAAGCGAAATTCATCAATTTAGTTTAGATACATTTGTCAAAGGCGGATATGCTAACGGCAAAGGAGGATTTATTTAATGTATTCAGCAAGTAGTCCTTATTTCAAAACACCATTTGTTTCAGGTCAATATTTAGATATATTAAAAATTAGACCAATTCCAGCAGAACCAGACGATGTGCTTTATAATATACAAGTACAATACACACATCGTCCTGATTTGCTTGCATTTGATATGTATGGTGACAAAGATCTATGGTGGGTTTATGCACAACGCAATCTTGAAATTTTAAAAGATCCTATTTTTGACTTTGAAGCAGGAACAGAAATATTTGTACCAAAAGGCCCATCACTTAAACGCTTGTTGGGATTATAGATGTCATCTACTAATATACAGAACATAACAGAACGATTAAAGTCTAAGGGCAAAGAATTAGCACAAACAGGTGCTGATGCTGCTTCACAAGTAGCAACTCAGTTTCAGACTTCAGGCAAAATTTCAGTAGGTGGCATTGCAAGTGCTGTTGAAGGATCATTATCTGATATTACAGGGGCAACATTAGATATGCCTAATTCTATAAACGGAATAACAGGTCCTGCTTTGGGTTCTTTAGATCTTGCACAGGGCGGAATTAGTCAAGTATTAAATAGTAAGTTACCAGGACTTGCTGGTGGCGGAAAATTAATAAGCGGGTCACTCGGAGGACTTTCTCAAGCCTTTGGAGGCTTAATGGGAGGAATTGGCAAGCAAGAAAATATGCTTAATCCTTTCTCTAGTTACAATTATATTTTTACTTTAGGGTGTTTAACTGATTTTGAATTAAACTTTCCTGATCAAACATATAGATATAACGATCCTTTAATTACAATTATAAAATCAGGTGGTGGCGGCCCCTTAAGAGGTAGTAAAACTATATATGAAATTAATGGAAAAACCGAATACTTTATAGACGATGTTGAAATAGAAACTATAATAGCACCTAATCCAAAAACTAGAGGAACAAATGCTGTTTCTATTAATTTTAAAGTGCAAGAACCTTACAGTATGGGACTATTTTTACAAGCATTGCAAATTTCAGCATTAAGTGCAGGACACAAAAATTATATAACGGCACCTTTTTGTTTAAGCGTTGAATTTAAAGGACATGCAGGAAACAGACCAATTAGCATACCTAATTCTAGACGTATATTTCCGCTTAAACTTGTAAATGTAGAATTTGATGTTACAGAAGGTGGAAGTCAATATTCTGTACAAGCTATTCCGTTCCATGAAACAGCACTCACAGATCAAACACAATCTACAAGAAACGATGCATCGTTTGAAGGTAGAACAGTAGCAGAGATGCTACAATGGGGATTTGATAGTTTAACAACTAATATGAATGAAAAAGAACTTGAAGGTGTTGAACAAGAAAATAAATCAAAAGCAAATCAATATATTATTATGTTTCCTACAAAAAAATCTAGTGCAGAAGAAAGTGCAGAATTTGCAAAAGATGGTAGTGAGCAAGAAGATAATTCAGCTACAACGCAAGGCAATGATAGCGAATCGGGATCACAAAAGCGCGAGCTTACACAAGAACAACAACAGAGACTATACGAATCAGCTATAGCTGTTCAAGAAAAAAGTATGTCAATGGAAAAATTTAAAGCTTCTTTGGATAAAGAATTGGGCATTACTGTAAGAAGATCTGATCTTGGAGAAACTATTAGAGATTATGCTGACAAAGAAGAAAATATAAACGATATCGGACAATCAAAAATTGTGAAATCAAAAGACGATGTTGGTCGCAAGGGTTTCACTAAGCCAGCCGCAGCAGAAAGCGAAACTGAAAAAGGAAAAATAGATCGTTGTAAAGTTCAATGTAATCCTGATCAAAGAATGATGACAGTTAGTAGCGGAAAAAAGATTGAACAAATTATAGAGGATGTAATAACATTAAGCGAGTTTGGAAGAAGTATAGTTGATCAAAAGCCAGACGAAAACGGAATGTTAAATTGGTATAGGCTTGAAACAAATGTTTATGTTGTTACAGATCATAATAATGTAGATAAAACTGGATCTCCACCACAAATTTTTGTTTATAAAGTTGTGCCTTACAAAGTTCATCATAGTAATTTTAGAAGTCCAACAGAACCGTCAAAAGGTATATCTAATTTAATGATTCAAGCTGTTAAACAATACGACTACATATATACCGGACAGAATGACGATATTATAAATTTTGATATTAATTTTAATGCAGCATTCTTTACTGGTATTGCAGGTGACTTTGGGCAAAAAACAGCAGATGCTAAAACAGCTGCAAGCAGTGGCGGAACTAGTACTAATAAGCCAGCCGCAACAGGAAGCACAGAAGCAGACGGAACATCTATAAATGCTAATCCTGTAAAAGCTGATGTAAATACAGGAAATAAAACAGACACTGGCGGAGTTATGGTACATCCAGAATCAATTGTTGCTGCAAACTTTAACGAAGCACTAGTAAATTCGCCAGTAGATTTACTTTCTGTAGATTTAGAAATTTGGGGTGATCCTTATTACATTGCAGATAGCGGTATGGGTAATTATAGTGCTGCCGAAGGGCCTGGCATGAATTTAAATTCAGACGGAACAATGGACTATCAAAGTGGAGAAGTTGACATCGAACTAAATTTTAGAACACCAATAGATTACGTAGGAAATTACATGACTTTTCCGGGCGGCGGATCTGCTCCTGTAGGTGCTTTTAGTGGATTGTATAAAGTATTGTTTGTAGCTAATAAATTTTCCGGAGGCCAATTTACTCAAACATTACAAACTATCCGAAGACCTAAACAAATTACAGATACTAATCAAACAGCTACTGAGAGCTCTGGAGCTGTTACATCAACTGATGCTAAGAAACAACTTACAAAAACTGAAACTAATCCAGTTACTGGAAATCCAGAAGGTGCAGGCGGTGGACCACCACCAGGACATCCTGAATATAATAAAGGCAGTACTCCGCCACCAAATAAACAACCAAGCAAAAAATTACCAGGAACAGCAAAATATTCCGAAGGTAGAATTATAGGAGGATTTTAAATGGCCGAAGAAACTAGATCCTCCCATATACCAGCTAAGAATAAACAAAAAGAAATTGAAGGTCCAGGTCCGTATGTAGCTGTTGTTAGAGAACACCTTGATGTAGACTATATGGGGTCGTTAAAGGTAGAACTATTAAAAACTACAAGTGAAGGTAATTCAGAATCTTCTGGTGAATTTGTACCTGTAAGTTATCTAAGTCCTTTCTATGGTGTAACTCCTTATGCTGGATCAAGTGAAAATGAAGGTTATGATTACACACAGAAAAGTTACGGCTTTTGGGCTGTACCTCCTGATATAGGAACTAAAGTTTTAGTAATTTTTGCAGAAGGTAACAGAGGTAAAGGATATTGGATAGGATGTATTCAAGATCAAAATATGAACTTTATGGTTCCTGGTAATGCAAGTACTAAGTTTAACAAAGAAGATCCTACAAAAGCAAGACCAGTTGGTGAATACAATAAAAAAACTGAAGAAGCCAACGGCACAAATGCAACACAATATTTAAAACCGTGCAATCCCGACGCTTGTCTTATTTTAGATAGTTCTGGGTTAGCAGATGATCCTATACGGGGTACAACAACTTCTAGTGCAAGGCGTGATTTGCCTAGTATGGTATTTGGTTGGAGTTCACCAGGCCCGGTTGATAGACGAGATGGTAAACCTACAGTTAAATCTGGAGGTAAAATAGATTCAATAGATATTAAAGCAAGTAGACTTACAGGAACAACTTTAGTAATGGACGATGGCGATCCTACACTATTTAGAAAAGGCCCAGTTAGAGGACCAAATGCTGTACCTAGTGAATATGTAAGTTTAAAAGACGGTGGTAATCCTAGTATACCTTTTAATGAACTATTTAGAATACGCACAAGAACAGGTCATCAAATACTATTACACAATGCAGAGGATTTAATTTACATAGCACATGGCAGTGGTGATAGTTGGATTGAAATGACAGCTAACGGAAAAATTGACATTTATGCAAAAGATAGTATTAGTATTCATACTGAAAATGACTTTAATTTTAAAGCAGATAGAAATATTAATTTAGAAGCAGGACAAAATATTAATATAAAAGCGGGCAATCAAATGGCAATGGAAACATCAGCTAATTGGACAGTAAAAGTAGGAGCAGACGGCATGCTTACATGTGCTGGTTCAAGTAATATTAAATCTGCAGCACATAAAGAAACAGCTGATAGAATTGATATGAATGGCCCTGCTGCGGCAGAAGCAGGAGCTGCACCGATTCCAGGTAGAGTACCTAAGCGGGGATCTTGGTCAGGTCAAGAAAATAAAAATCCTTTAGAACATACTCCTGAAAAAACAGACAACGATCCTAAAAAGGTGGAAGAAGGTAAAGCAAACGCTACTAGTGATGACAAAAATAAAGAGAAAAGTCCTGAAGACACATTCAAACAATGTCAGGTTCCAGCTGCAAGCGGCAATCCAAACGAAGATAGAGCAAACGAAGAAGCCGCTGCTGAAAACAAAGATGCTACACTAGTAAATCAAAACGGCGTACCACAGACTGAAACAACAACTACTGTATCAGATGACGGTACAACAACATCTACAACATCGACGTCTACAACAGAAACAATTACTTCTGGTGGTAAAGCTGTATTAGTAGGCAACGATGGAAATATAATTCCTGAAGCGTCTGCACCTAAAATTACAGGATATTCAAAGAATGATCAAGGAAAAGTAACAGCTAGATTTGAAGAAGTAACGGGTGTAGATGCTGACGGCTTTAGTTATACCGAAAAGAAGCGTATTGCTGTAGATCCAGTAACTGGTAAAGATGTTATAAAAGGCGGACCAGAATATAAACCTGATAGAACCAACACAACACCTGCGCCTATAACCGCAGACCAACAAGCCCAACTAGATGCAGAAACAGCAGCATTTGAGGCAGAGTATGATGCTGCTAACGGCACACAAACCTAGGAAAATAAGATATGAGTACGCAAGAAAAAAGACTTTACCAAGATATAAATGTTAAATCCAACAAGAAGCCTGACTATGGTATAGGATCAAAAACTTACAAAGGATTTAGTACAGTTGATCCTGATCAAAACGGATTTAATTTATATGACTTTAGTCTTATTAAACAAGATATCATCAATCATTTTCATATAAGACAAGGTGAGTTGTTAGCGAATCCGAACTTTGGAACAATTATTTGGGACGTTTTACACGAACCAATGACTGAACAGTTAAAGCAAATTATTATTGATAATGTAACAGAAATCATTAATTACGATCCAAGAATAAATGTAAATTCAGTTACTGTAGATGAATACGAAAGTGGACTACAGATTGAAGCAGAAATACTAT